AAGCTGAAAACCCCGCAGGTCTTGAAGGTGTCTGTTATCACGTCCTTTGCCACGATAGGCGGGGCCACGGCAGCGGCGAAGGTCGGGCAGATGCTGTACGACCAGGCTGAGGCAGCGGAAGCGGCCAGCAGCGCCGTTGACAAGTATTCCGAGAAGATTTCCAAGGAAATGACGGGTGCGTGGGATTCCATCTCCGCGAACATGGACAAGCAGCAGACGAACCTCTCGAACATGACGCAGGCCATTTTCAGGGATTCGGCCAATGCCACGGCTGCGTATTCGGATTATATGTCCGACCTCATCGAGCGCAACGCGGGCTCATGGTACGACTTTTCCGAGAAGGTCGGAACGGCACTCGGATGGGTGACAAAGAGCATCCTGACAGTGGCGGCGACAATGGCGTGGCTGCTGGAATCGTCCACCATCATCCTTGATGACCTGTGGAATGCGTGGCTCAAGGTATGGGAGGACATGAAGGCCCCGGTTACTCGGCTTTACGATTGGGCCGTTGACAAGCTCGGATGGATTCTGGACGCCGTCAAGTGGCTGATGGACGCGGTTAGCCTGACGGGCGGCGGGGCAACGTCAATCCTTTCCCCCGAGGCACAGGGGAAACTCAAGACATCGCTTGAAGCCCTCAAAAGCGGCGTGGCGGGGATATGGACGGCGCAGAGTCGGAATCCGCACGCGAAGCCTGGAGCGGCACCCGGTCCGGCTGGCAAGGCCGACAAGTACGTTGACACCGAAGAGGCCTACCTCCGGCTCCTGCGGGAGCAAGTGAAATTCTACGACGGTGTCAGTGCGGGTCTGCGGCAGATGCGCGACGACAAGTTAGCCATCATCGACGCCGATCAGAAGATGCTCGACATCGAGCGGCTGGTTAGCCTCTCCGAAGAGGACTACCTTGCCGCGACCCTGGACAACCTCGAGCGCAAGGTGCAGGCGCAGCGGGACATGATTGCGGCGCGTCTGACGTGGAATAACATCATCGACGCCAAGGACATCGAAGAACTTGAACGGCAGGAGAAGCTGCTTGCGGTCCAGAAAGAGCGGGTGCGGATCGAGGAAATCCTGAGAAAAGACCCCCTCGCTGGTGCAACGAAAGCCCTGAGTGATTTGCAACGGGAATACGAGAGTTACGGCAAGCTCATGGAAGATTACACCGTGGGCGTGTTCAGGACGATGGAGTACGCCTTTGCCGAGTTTTGCGATACGGGGCAATTCCGGTTCAAGGATTTCGTTCGGTCGGCGCTCATCCAACTGAATACCCTGCTTTTCAAGATTGCCGTGCTTGAACCGATGGCGAAGAGCCTCAGTGCAGCACTGCAAGGTGGGGGCGGGGGAGGCGGGGGGGGATTCGGGGGGTTGCTGTCGGGCCTGTTCGGTGGAGGTGGTGGTGGCGACCTGTTCAGCATGTTCGGTGGCAGTTCGGGGATGTTCTTTGCCAAGGGCGGGCTTATCCCTTACGCGGCTGGCGGTATCGTCCATCGGCCTACCGTGTTTCCTATGGCTAACGGTATGGGGCTCATGGGCGAGGCGGGCCCGGAGGCCGTGATCCCCCTAAAGCGCACGGCGTCGGGCGATTTGGGCGTGCAGGCGGGGGCGGGCGGTGCCACCTACAACATCACGATCCAGGCCGCCGATGCCCAGAGCTTCTACGAAATGTGCCGGCGCAACCCGTCAGCGATTACTGACCCCATTGAGAGGGCGTTGCAGGGCAATCAGAGCATCAGGCGCACAATCATGAGGACAGCAAAGTAATGGCGAAATACCCGAATTCTCCCGTTCCTTCATATGAGCACGTTGCCGCCTCGAGGTGGAAGACGGTGATTTCCATTTTCGATGACGGCAACGAGCAGCGCCGACAGAAGTGGACGGCCCCGCAGTACGACATTACGCTGCAATACAATGCCATCCGGGCAACGGCGATGTCCACGATCTGGAATTTCTTTGAGGCGCGCAAGGGGGCCTATGAGGCATTCCACTATTACATTGGGGAGGCGTGGGGCGAGAAGCAGGACGTGAAGGGCGCTTACATTGCCGTCGCGGACGGGACGGCAACGGCATTCACGCTGCCGTGCAAGAATTCATGTTCGGTAACGATCTATCAGAACGGCTCGGTCATCGGGTCGTCGCTTGTTGTCGTCAATGCAACCGTCGGCGTCGATGACGCGGACACGCTGAGTCTCGGCATGACGCCATCATCGGGCGATGTCCTGACGATGGATTATACCGGATACCAGAAAGTCAGGTGCCGGTTCAAAGAAGACTCTCTATCGCGGACGCTATGGGAGAAGGACATCTACAAACTCACGGTTGAACTGAAGGGGCTGCCGCCAGCGACATGAAAACGATTTCAACGGCCATTAACGCGCAACTGGAAGCGGAGCAATTCGTTTATTGCTACACCGTGGAAATCCGATTCGGGGCCGGGACGGTCTACTATACCGACGCGGACAGGGCGGTGCATTACAGTGACATTCGCTATTCTCCAATCCCGATCAGCTTTGCCGATATTGCCTACGCGGCGGCGCTCTCCGTCGATCAGGTCACAGTTGAATTTGGAAACGCAAATTTGACCATGAGCGCATACCTGTTAGGCGAGGACGCCCGCAACCGGACCATCATTATAAGCCACGCCGTGCTGAACTCGGCGGGCACCTGCCTGGGCCTGACAAATCTCTTTCAGGGCATTATCGGGGAATGGGAGATCACGGAGGACCGGGCGACGATTCGGGCGCTGAATGAGTTAGTGCTGTGGCGCAAGCGGCCTCTCAGGACGGCCTCGGCAACCTGCCCGTGGGTTTTCAAGGGCACGGAATGCGGCTACGCGGGCGCGGGCGCGTGGTGCGATCAGAGCTTTTCCCGGTGCGCGGAATTAGCGAATCAAGCCAATTTCGGGGGGTTCCGATTCCTACCGGCGCTCATGGAGAAACAGGTGTGGTGGGGGCGAGTGCCTCGATGATTTGGGCGAAACTGACAGCGCAGCTCGTAGGCAAGCCGTACAGGGCAGGGGCAACCGGCCCGGACGCCTACGATTGCATGGGACTTGTCATCAAGACGCAGCGCAAGATGGGCTGGAAGATGCCCAAGGAATTTGAGGGATGGACCCTTGAAACCTACGCACAACGGTTTGAGTCGGACCCCGAGGCGGGCCTTGCCGTCCTTGAGCGCCTTTTAGACGCATACTGTAGCAGGATCGACACACATTTCCTGAAAAGGGGCGATGTCCTCATTGTGAAAATAGGGGAGAACGGGCAGCGGATTCCGGGCGTGTATGCCGGTAAAAGGCAGTTTTTGACCGTCGTAAAGGACAGAAAAGTGCGGATTTACGGGGCAGACAAGTATTTCACCATCGAACAGGGGTGGCGGTATGGGCGTTGAAGCCATTTTCTTTGCCGTCATGTCGAGTCTGTTCAGCCTAGTGCAGATGCTAGGGGCGAACCAGAACGACCCCCTCAAGGCGCTGGAAGAGGCTACGCGCGGGCAGATGGTGGACAGTAAGGACAATCAGGACAACATCCCCCTGATTTACGGCCTGCAACGCGTCCCCGTGAACGTCTGCTACATGATAACGACGGGCACGAATAACAACGAATTGCATCTTGTCGGCATCATCGGAGAGGGTGAAATCAACGGCATCCATCAGGTCGGCGGGGTCGATCAGATTTGGCTCGATGATAAGCTTTATACCGAATACGGCTCCCTCGTATCGTATCAGGTCTACACGGGCACCTCGACGCAAAACGCGCACGCGGCCCTCGTAACGGCCACGGCGGGAATGTCCCCGGAAGATGTCTGGAACGACCCGCTTCGCAACACGGCATACATCTACATGAAACTCACCTACGACCAGAACAAATGGCAGGGATTGCCGAATATCACGGTTGAGGTGGAAGGGCTCAAGGTCTACGATACTAGGACAAGCACCACGGGATACAGCGCAAACCCCGCCCTGTGCGCCTACGATTTCATTACGCGAAGCTCTCGCCGGGGAGGCATGGGGATTGACACGGCCCGTGTCGTGACGGCCTCCGTGGACGATGCAGCCAACTTCTGTGACACGAAGGGCTGGACTCTCGGCCTTGTCCTGCGCGACGACTCGGCGGCAATCGACAATCTCAAGCAGATTATTGATACCTACCGGGGCGATGTCATCTATTCCGAAACCCAATTCAAATTGCTTTACCGGGATTGGGATTCCGAGTCCGTCGTGATGAACCTCGGGGAATCGGACATCGTAGAAGCGGGCGGGGTATCGTCACTGAAAATATCTCAGCCGTCCGTATTCGACACGCCCAACGCCGTCCGCGTGAAGTTCTGCAATACGGATAACAAATTCATTGTTGACGATTACGTTGTCTCCGATTCAACGTCCATTACCGCCGACGGGGATTTCCGAGAGGAAACGGTGCAACTGCTTGGCATTACGGACTACAAGCACGCCATGCAGATGGGAAATTATCACCTTGAGCGGTTCCGCGTCAATAAGGCGATCAATTTTACGGGGCATTCCCGCTGCCTCGCCCTGGAACCTCACGACCTCGTAACCATGACACACACGTTCCCCGGATGGTCGAGCAAGGTTTTCAGGGTGAATGCCGTCACGGTAACGCCTGCGATGGAGGTTGCCATATCGGCAGTTGAGGAGTCGAGCGCCTTTTACAACGATGTATTAGACATTGCATCGCACAACTATCACGACACGACCCTTCCCGACCCCACGGCGACGGTCCCCAATGTCATCAACGTCACGATATCCGAGGAGACGTACTATTGGGCGAACCGGACCTATACGCGACTGCTGATCAATTTCGACCCGCCAGCGGCAGCGGATTATCCCTGGTGGGACCATGCCGAAATCTGGGTGAGCCTGGATAGCGGGGCAACCTATAAAAACATCGGCACGGCAACGGGCGATTTCCAGATCGACCTCGTCGAGGAGGGGCAGACCTACACCGTCAAGATCGTGAGCGTGAACATCTGGGGCGGCAAGGAGACATTTGCGTCGGCGTACTCTGCGGCGCATGTCGTGTCGGGCAAAACCACCGCTCCGTCGGCACCGGCAGCAATCAGCGTCGTTGCGGCGGGTGATACCGTAACCATCTTGACGGACGACATCACGGATCCCGATGTCGAGGGCTATGAAGTCCGCCTGGGAGACACCTGGGAAGGCGGCATCTATATCGGGACGTTCAAGAGCGCCCAGATCCGCCTGAGCGGGTTCAAGCCCGGCTCGTTCACCTTCTGGTTAGCCCCGCGGGACAACCGGGGTCGCTACAGCGACACAAAGCGCAGCGGGTCCGTTACGGTGTTCAGGCCTGCAGGATATACGGCGAGAGAAACGACATGGAACTGGGATTTTTCAGTCGGTTCACATAGCAATACCACCAACAGCACATATGCGTCTACGGCGGTTTTAAAGTGCACCCACGATGCAGACGTGCTAACCGGGACGTGGGTATCTCCTATCTACGACCTGTCGAGCTCAATCACCGTGCGCGTGTGGGGGGATTTCCTGACGGTGTTTGCAGGCAGCTCTGCAAGTTGGGCCGCGCTCCCCTCGACAAACACATGGGCCTCGATTCAATCATCATCTAAACGTTGGTATGAGGTCGTAAATCAGTCTCAGGCAGGAATCCTTGAAAGCACGATCCGTTGGGGAGATTCCACCGATGCGCTGAATAACTCAGCCAAAATGTTTCATGTCTGCTCACCAGAATTCACGGCGAGATACATGCAGGTTGACGTAACAATCACAGACCCCGACGTGCTCAGTCAACTATATCTCAAAACGCTGAACATGACGGCGGCTTATTGGAGCACGTAAATGGCGCTGAGAGTGCGGATCAAACAGATCACGAACGGGCCGACACCGGGGACGTACACCGTCTATTCGGAATTATACGACGATAATTTCCCCACGGCGGCGATTGCTGGCAAGCAGCATAACTACAGCACAACTGTTACCGATGCTGAGGTCATGCAGGCCGTGCAGAGCGCCTACGCTGCCGTTGCACAGGCATACATCAACAAGCTGGCTGTCAAGGCGCACCTTGAAACCGTCATCGCGTCTCTGTCGGTTCCTACTTCATAGGGGGAGATATGTCTCAATCCTATTCTTCAAACTGTTTCAGCACGGCGAACGTCATTGAAACGGATATGCAGAACGTCGAAAACAATTTCGATGCCCTGCGGTCCCTGTTCAGCGGGTCGTCTGCCCCGACGAGCCCGGACGCCGGGCAGCTTTGGTATGACACAGGATCATCGTCCGTGAAAATCCGCTACAACTCGTCCTGGGTTGAATGGTGGGACATGGACGGCCAGTGCGTAGCGGCGGGGAAGGTCAAGACGGCCTCCCTGGCCGACGGGGCCCTCACCGCCGACGC